GTCTTTTTGAAAGACTCTTATCCTGGTCCTATCGAAACATTTTCAAAAGATGCTCTAGGATTCGTTAGTTCATATTTTGTCCCTTTTGTTTTTATAACATTAATTATCAATACAATTCGAAACGTTGTTTTATTTAATCGTAATCAAAATAATCCATTAATGGGTGGAATGCCTAGATTAAATTTAGACTTCAAAAAAGATAAGGAAAACATGATAAAATCAAATATAACATTGAATAGTTTCGCAGGTAGTCCTGAAATTTTCGAAGAATGTACAGAAGTTGTATCCTATTTGAAAAATGAAACATTATATAAAAACGCGGGGGCTGAAATACCAAGAGGTATATTATTAGAAGGGCCACCTGGAACTGGCAAAACATTATTAGCAAAAGCCATCGCAAGTGAAGCTAATGCTAATTTTTTATCTATATCAGCAAGTGAATTCATAGAAGTATTTGTAGGAATGGGTGCTTCTAAAATAAGAAATTTATTCAATTCAGCAAGACAAAATAAACCTTGTATAATTTTCATCGATGAAATTGATTCTGTAGGAAGACAACGTGGTGCGGGAATAAATATGGGAAATGATGAACGAGAACAAACGTTAAATCAATTATTGGCAGAAATGGACGGATTCGCAGATAATGATGGAATATTGGTAATTGCCGCTACAAATAGAAAAGATGTATTAGATTCTGCTTTGCTACGACCTGGTCGTTTCGATAGAATTATTACAGTATCATTACCGGATAAAACATCAAGAAAAGATATACTTAAAGTCCATTCAAAAAATAAAAATTTAGAAGATAATATAAATTTAGATTTAATTGCCGAATTAACATCTGGATTTTCTGGCGCACAAATTAAAAATCTATTAAACGAAGCCGCTATTTTTGCTGCTAGAAAAGGAAATACTATTATTAGTGAAAATGATATTTTAAATTCGCTAGATAAATTAATTGTCGGATTAGTAAGAAAGATAGATACTCGAAGTGATGAAGCAAAAAGACGAATTGCCATACATGAAACTGGACACGCATTGCTTTGTTCAATATTCGACGATTTATTTGAATTGAAAAAAGTAACAATTCAAAGTACATATAATGGTGCTGGTGGATACACATTATTCAATGAACATAGTAATATTACGGATAGTGGGTTATATACAAAAAATTTATTAAAAAAACGTTTAGTAATCGCCATGGGTGGCAAAGCTGCTGAAAATATTTATTATGGTAATGAATATATTTCAGTAGGGGCTGTTCAAGATTTAAAACAAGCAAATTCATTAGCACAAACAATGATATGTAATTATGGAATGGGAAAAGACCTAGAAGCATTTTATAATGAAAATGTTGAAAGCGAACGTAACCCGTTCTTGGGGAGAAGCCTTGGTTTAGGTGATAAATATTCAGAAAAAACCAAAGAAGTTATTGATAAAGAATCAATCGAATTAGTAAATGACGCGTTAGATACAGCGAAATATATTTTAACAAATCATCGAGAAAAAATGGATATTATAATAAAAGAATTATTGAAAAATAATACTTTATATGGAAAAGAATTTAATAATTTGGTATTTTAACGTTGAAAAAAATATATAAAAATAATTGATAGTTTTATATATTATATGTGTGGTATTCTTGGAATAATAAATAACGAAAAAAACCGTTTTGTAAATCAGTCATTAGTTGATGGTTTAACTGTTCTCCAACATCGTGGGCAAGAATCCGCTGGAATAGCTACTATACATGAAAATCGATTTCATATTTATAAAAATCGCGGTCTAGTATCTGAAGTTTTTAATCAAGACAATGTTCTCAATCTAAAAGGAAATATTGGAATAGGTCATGTTAGATATCCTACATCAGGTAGTACAAGTATTTACGAATCTCACCCATTGTATACAAATACTCCCTATGGCATAGCTATGGTACATAATGGAAATATAACAAATACAAAAGAAATAATGGATAATATGATAAGAAATAACAGACATATCAATACAAATTCAGATAGCGAACTATTATTGAATGTATTTGCTGAAGAATTATCCAGAAAAAAAGTATCAAATATTAATGAATTTGATATATATGATTCAGTAAGAGCTTTAATGCGAATATGTAAAGGAGGGTTCTCTGTTATTATGTTAATTAATCGAGTAGGATTAGTAGCATTTAGAGACCCTTGTGGAATTCGACCTTTATGTTTCGGTAGAAATGATAATGGTGATTATGCCTTCGCATCTGAAAGTGTTGCTATAGATGCGTTGAGTTCAAATTTCAAATTGGTGCGAGATATCCTACCAGGAGAATGTTTATATATTGACACAAATAACTATGAATTAAGCGCGCAACAAGTTTCTGAAACACATATTTATAAGCCTTGTTTATTTGAATATATTTATTTTGCTAGACCGGATTCGACGATAGATCGCATATCTGTATATGAATCGAGAATAAAAATGGGTGAAAAACTAGCGCAAAAAATCATAAAAGAATTTCCAGAAAATGATATTGATGTAGTAATTCCTATACCAGAAACATCTAGAATTTCCGCGTTAGAAATATCTAAAATACTAAACAAGCCTTATAAAGAAGGATTTATAAAAAATAGATATATAGCTAGAACATTTATATTACCTGGACAAGAAATAAGAAAAAAAACCGTAAAATTAAAATTAAACACTATTAAATCGATATTTAAAGATAAAAACATTTTGATAGTAGACGATTCTATTGTAAGAGGAACTACTTCGACAGAACTAATTCAATTGGCGAAAAACGCTGGCGCAAAAAATATATATTTTGCTAGCGCTGCCCCTATAGTAAAATATCCAAATGTATACGGAATTGATATTCCCACATCAAAAGAATTAGTAGCAAATAATAAAAATGAAATAGAAATAGCAAAATCAATAGGAGCTGACAGAATTTTTTATAATGATTTAGATGATGTTATTGATAGTTGTTTAAGTTCAATACAACAAAATGATAATAACCACAATTATGCGCCAACAGAATTAGAAACGTCTTGTTTTAATGGTGATTATATTACTGGTAATATTGATACAGATTATTTGAATGAATTAGAATTGAAACGTAAATAATATAAAAACTTTTTAGGTTATCATTAAAATGGAAAAGGTCGCTTTTATTACTGGCATTACTGGTCAAGATGGTTCTTATTTGACAGAATTTTTACTAGACAAGGGTTATTTTGTACACGGTTTAGTTAGACGTTCATCTACTATAAACACTAGCCGCATAGAACATATATTTCATAATAAAAATTTATTTTTACATTACGGAGACTTAACAGATTACACTAGTTTATATAATTGTTTTGTTAATATTCAACGAAAATACGAAAATATATCTCTTCTCGAAGTATATAATTTGGGAGCGCAATCACATGTAAAAATTTCTTTCGAAATACCTACTTATACTGCTAGTTCAGATGCGCTAGGCACATTAAATTTATTAGAAGCATTAAGAATTTCTGGTATGGATAAAATTGCTCGGTTTTATCAAGCATCTACTAGTGAATTATATGGTTTAGTTCAAGAAGTGCCACAAACGGAAACTACTCCTTTTTATCCTCGTTCTCCATATGGAATAGCAAAATTATATGCGTATTGGATAGTTAAAAATTACAGAGAATCTTATAATATGTTTACTTGTAATGGAATATTATTCAATCATGAATCAGAGAGAAGAGGACATAATTTTGTTACTAGAAAAATTACCATGGGTTTGAATAAAATATTAAAAGACGAAACTGGAAATGAAAAATTGGTAATGGGTAACATAGATGCTCTACGTGATTGGGGGCATGCCAAAGATTATGTAGAAGGAATGTGGTTAATGTTACAGCAAGATATGCCAGATGATTATTTATTAGCCACTGGAGAAATGCATAGTGTAAGAGAATTTATAGAAAAATCATTTTTAATAAAAGGGTTTGATATTGAATGGAAAGGTGTTGGTGTAGATGAGGTTGGTATAGATAAAAAAACTGGTAGAGTTTTAATTAGTATAGACCCTAAGTATTTCAGACCAGCAGAAGTCGAACAATTATTAGGAAATCCAGCAAAAGCGGAACAAATTCTAGGTTGGAAACCCAAAATTACTTTTGATGATTTAGTAAAAATAATGGTTGAATATGATTGTAAAAAATAGTAATAATATATTTGTACTATATATATTATATAAATGAGCAATTATAATTCTGAATTCTCAGAATTGAAAAAAGATTTAAAAGAAAAATTTGCGGATATTGGCCAACAGTTGTACAATAAAGCCATGATTGAATATAAACGTAACCCCCAACCTAATATTTGGTTAAATGCTTTCTCCAGAAATTCTTATAATTCAACAAATGAAAAACCAAATGTTCCAGAAAATGGTATTGATGTTTCTGAATGGGATATAGATAAAATACAACAATTTACAGAATTCTTGGATGATAATAATAATAATAATTTAACAATTACAAATGACTATTCTATTGTTTTGAGTGGGTTAATAAACGATTTAAAAAAAAAACAAGAAGAACTAGAAAATCTTAATAATGACAAAAGATATGGTAATTTTCTTTCTAAGCCTCCTTTTACTGATAATGATCGAGACAAACTAGTTATTAAAATCGAAAGCGAAATAAAAAAAATAAATGAGCAGATAGTAGAAGAAAAAGATAGATTAAAAAACATGCCAAGAAAAAAAGGTGGGAAAAGTAGTACAAAACAACACTATCGCAATAAATCTAATAAAAGAAAATCAAGAAAATCAAAAAAGTCAAAAAGAAAATCTATAAAAAAATAATTATTCAAGAATAGATAAAATAATAAAAACACTATTTTATTACCAATTTAGTAACCATCCAAGAACCTAATGTCAACCACATATGCGTAATAGTATTGCCTCCATTATATATACACCATCTTAGCGTTTGACAATGTAATGACGGTGATAAAAATGGTGATGCCAAAAATCCATATAAACCAGTTGGCACACATAAATAAAGATATAATTGAGACGAAATATAATGTATAATTATCCAAATAATATAAATTCCTACTATACTAAAAACGTTTTTAAAAAACCCATATATTTTTGGAACCATTTATCACGTAAAATATTATTTTTATGTGATATCATATAAATCCGTTCAATTTTTTATTTACACATATTAAACTGTATTTCCCATTGTTCTAATAATTCAAGAGGAATATCTGGTAATATTGGGTGCGCCTCCCAAAAATATCTACAAAACGCCCATTTAAAATCATAATTTTCTGGGTATAATTCTGGATAATTATTTATCAAAAATTTACATATATTTTGTGGTAGTAATTCTAAATTCGATTTCGGCATAACATAACATAATTGTACTAATTTTGTAAATGGGGCATTCGCTACGTTCGATTTATTCGTAATAAAATCCATTTCAAAATGTGGAATATATTTACATAAATCAGCGAACAGCGGCGGATAATGATAATTATACTTCCAACGCCAATGAGGACATCCATCGCTATAATATTTAAAAACCCATTCTAAACCTTCCAAATAATTATTACAAATTTGTTTCATATTTTCAGTGGTTTTTTTACAATGTAAAAGTCGTTTATAATATCTATTTTCCCACATTGGTTCATCTGGACATATATATTTTTCCTCTTCTCTAAAAATAATAGGCAAATTTTGGAATGCTTCCTCCCTTTCTTTTGGTGTTTCAATCGTATATATTCGTTTATCAAATTTATTTCTAACAAAATATTCATTTATTAGTAATTCGTGTTCCTTTTTGGCAATTTCATTAATCAAAATACTTAGATTTCTCCATTGAATTTTCCCACTCGTTTTTGAAATTAAAAACCTATCTTGATAATTTCCTATATATAAACGATAAAAATCCAACAAACAACTTATACCATGTGTTCGAATATTCATTGCTGGAAAATGTGGTAAAAAATCATTTCCCAAAAAGAAACATAAAAATACATAATCATATGTTCTTTGGTCATCAGGATATTTACATTTCATTTCACTTAATATTGAATTTGATAAATACCGAATATCTAAAAAATGTGGTTCTGTGTCGTTGCCTCGCATATTACACCGACCAGAAAGAATTTTGGGACGATTATCGTCATCAAAATTATTTTTGTCGGCGACTAATCCATTCGAAAAATGAGAATTTGTCTCATTTTTCTTTATGGACGGTGTAATGGGTATAGAACTTTTTAAAAATTCGGGTGCTTCGCGAAAAACATAAATATCTTTACAATACTTCAAATGGAACAATGATAACATTATCAAATCGGAATCTAAACCATAAATTGCTATGTTCTCATTTTGTGATACACATTTTCTAGTATGGTTAAATAATTTATGTTCTCCCTCACCTGCATCATCCGAACAAGAAACATAAATATTTTTAACATTATAATTTTTTTCGGTATTTTTAAACTCATAATTAATTCGATACGATAAATTATCCATAAATTTTGTACCAGGTGTTATAGCAGATGTATTCCAACTATTTTTATTGGAATCTCCAAAATCCATCGTTGTCATGTATCTAGTTCTATAACGACGAGTTCTCTGTTGTTCCATCTTGGCAAATGGTGCCACGCCATCAAACGCTATAAAAATAGTAGTATTCGGTTTTATCAAATTAATATATTCTTTAATATTTACTATAACTTTTTCAATGATTTCATTTTCAAATGTTTGAATATCAAGGTTGTTTGTGGTATCGATAGAATGAACAGCATCATAAATAATTGAATTACAATCCATATATAAATGGTTAAACGAAAATGATTTATTATTCGAAAAATAACCAATATTTCGTATAATATTTGGATAATTCTTTATAATATATGAAAAATAACTAGGTATTCCCATAGTGTTCGATAATATTAAATGATTGTTTTACTATTATAATTACAATTTTTGTTTTTATACTCTTTACTGTAATTTATAAAATAGAATATTGCGTTAAAAACAATAGCGATAAAAGTTCATTTTATTTATAACAAGTTATTGTATAAATGATTCGAAAGACCAGAAAAGAAAAAAACAGAGAAGAAAATATAAAAACAAATAAAATAAAAAATACAATTAATACGAATGATTGTAAAGAATTAAAAATATTTATAGAGGAAAAAGTAACGTATATTCAAGAAATCATTAGAAATACAATCATTTCAATAAAAAAGAATAAAAAAAATGAAATATTTAGTAATAATGACGCAAATTTATCGATATCCGTATTGACAGAACTTTATGAGAGAACAAATGATATTACTAACAAGAACAATACATCTTCTTTGTTAAAGGAATTCGATGGATTAATTGATGCGTTACAAACGATTATAGATAAATTATCTATGATAATTTGTGGATTTGGAACATTATTTATAGAGGATTTATTATTTATTTCGTTCGGTTCTGAATTTAAAAATATAAAAACCGATGATTCAATATTAAATAGTAAATTTGAACTAATAAAGAAATATATTCAGCCAATTGGATATAAAATAGTACATTGGAAAACAGATAAGAAATATATACAAACTAATAATGAGAGTTGTAATAATAAAATAGTAGATACGATAGTTTCGTATGAGGACGCCAATATGTTTGAATGTTTCGACATAGATATTACAACAAAATTATTTTATCAAAAAATCAACGGAATAAATATTATAATACAACACGAAAAAGCTCGCAAAACTCTTATTATAAATGGATTAATAGAAGATATTCAGTTATCGTGTATTTCGAATAAGTATGTTGAGCAACGACAAAAAAAAATAAAAGACTTTTCAAAAGGTTTTCAAGATAATGAAAATGAAATAATAAATAGAATATTAGAGTCATTTACTTTGAAAGATGTATTAATATATGGAAATGAAGATATACAGAAAAAAATGATAGCAGTTATAACTGAAACTAATACTATTAAAAATAAGAAAATCGATATTAATATAAAACACTTTTTAGAATTAGATATATTTTCCCAAAGGAATATGTTAATCAATTTACTTTTATATAATAATGATTATGAAATACAATATATTTGCTATTTATTATATGATTTATTGAATGTAAGTTCAAATGATAATAATACACCTAATTCTCAAATAATTATTTATGATAGTTTGCCAACTAAAATACAATCATACTTAAAAGATGCTGTAAGTTATACTGTAAAATATACAAACGAAATGAATGAAAAATATGATATACATAAAATAACATTAGAACAACAAATATATATGTTAAAAGCAAATGAAACTGTAAAAGAAAAAGCTATGACAAAATTAAAAGAAATCAAAGGAAAACCCGATGAATTAGGTTCAAAAGCGAAACAATATTTAGAAGGGTTGATTAAAATACCATTTGGTGTATATCGTCAAGAACCTATATTAAAAAGAATAAAAGAATATAATAAATGGTTTATTCGATTTATTACCGTAATTGAATCATTTTTCACAGATTTACAATTAACGAAAAAAGAAAAATATACAAATATCGAAATGTTGAAAACGATTAAAATCATTGAACAATTTATAAATACAAATGTTCTCAATATCGTAAAAAATTCTTTGGAAAAACAAACAATAAAACAAATAATGCAAATTATTCAATCGATTAATTTAACGAAAAAAATGAAAAAAGAAGAGAAAATAACTATTTCAAAACAGACAAAAGAAGTATTTATAAAAAGAATTATAGATTATTTAAATGAAAATCCAGCAATACAATTAGAAGTATATGACCATATACATATCGAGAACCCGTTATCATTAGTAAATACAATTCAAGATATGAATTTATTAAAATTAAATATAAGAACGATAGAAAACACGATGACAGATATTAATAATACATTAGATGAATCTATATATAGTCATTCGCATGCTAAAAATCAAATAATGAAAATAATAGGTCAATGGATGAATGGAGAACAATCTGGTTATTGTTTTGGATTCGAAGGTTCTCCAGGTATTGGTAAAACATCTCTAGCAAAAAAAGGAATCGCAAATTGTTTAAAAGACGAATCAGGAAACTCTAGACCATTTACTTTTATTGCGTTGGGTGGTTCATGTAATGGTTCGACATTAGAAGGTCATGGATATACTTATGTAAATTCAACATGGGGTAGAATAGTAGATATTTTGATGGAATCGAAGTGTATGAATCCCATTATTTATATAGACGAACTAGACAAAGTAAGTAAAACTGAGAACGGCAAAGAAATAATCGGAATATTTACACATTTAATTGACCAAACTCAAAACGATGCGTTTCAAGATAAATATTTCAGTGGAATCGATATCGATTTGTCAAAAGCATTATTTATATTTTCATATAATGACCCAGAACAAATCGATAAAATATTATTAGATAGAATACATAGAGTGAAATTCGATAATCTATCTATAGACGATAAAATGGTTATTGTAAGAAAATATATATTGCCAGAAATAAATAAAAAAATGGGTTTCGAGAACATTGTCGAAATTTCAGACGAAATGATAGAATATATAATAGATAGTTATACTGTAGAACCTGGTGTAAGAAAATTAAAAGAATTACTATTTGATTTATATGGTGAAATAAATTTACATATTCTACGTAGTAATATTGCGGAAGATTTTGAAAATAACGTAAAATTTGAGAACATTGATTTACCTATTAAAATTACGAAAGAAAACATAGAAAATAAATATTTAACAAAATACAACAAAATACAAGAAAAAAGAATTCATGATAAGCCAGAAATTGGAATAATAAACGGTTTATGGGCGAATTCATTAGGTAGAGGTGGAATAATACCTATACAAACTCTTTTCTATCCATCATCTAATTTCTTAGATTTTAAATTAACTGGATTACAAGGAGATGTAATGAAAGAAAGTATGAATGTAGCAAAAACACTCGCATGGAATCTTACACCAAATACTATAAAAATAAAATGGATAAAAGAATTTGAAACTACCAAATGTCAAGGATTACATATACATTGTCCTGAAGGTGGTATATCAAAAGACGGACCATCAGCAGGCACTGCTATTACAATCGCTATTTATAGTTTATTGAATAAAAAGGAAATAAAAAATGATATTGCTATAACAGGTGAGATAAATCTCCAAGGAGAAGTTACAGCTATTGGTGGTTTAGATGTGAAAATAATTGGAGGAATAAAAGCTGGAATTAAAACTTTTTTGTATCCAAAAGCGAATTCACGTGATTTCATAAATTGGAAAAATAAAAATAATAGAGAACATATTTATGAAAATATAGAATTCGTCGAAGTTGGTAGAATAGAAGAAGTATTTGATTATGTATTTCTATAATTATAATAACGAAAACAATCTATGTATATATTATAATTATAGTTTTAGTAAAATGGAATTAAATCTAATTACATTTGGATATTTATTTTTTCGTTTAGCACCATTTATACTTACTTGTTTTTTTACATTATCATCATTATTCAATCAAGATTTCAAAGGTGTAGTTTTATTAATTGGGTTATTAATAGCATGTTTCATTGGAAGTGTTCTTGGACGACTTGTTAATTTTAAATCACCATCAGACGCATTAAATAATGAATTTTGTAATATGATATCATTAGGCCATGTAACAAATATTTCACAATTACCATTAGGACAAGTTATCATATCATATATTTTTATCTATTTAGTTATGTTTATTTCATTGAACAAGGTAGCGTTACAAAACATAGCAACTCTTGTATTCTTTCCACTATTGATTATATTAGATGCTTTATGGAATGTGAATAAAAGTTGTTTTACTATACAACAAATACTTTTTGCTATATTAGTTGGAGTAGCGGTTGGTTCTTTATGGGGTTGGATAATATTCAAATACGGTTCGCCTAAAATACAATATTATATCGGTTTTACTGATAAGCAAGTTTGTGGCAAACCACAAAGAAATACTTTTAAATGTAATGTTTATAAAAATGGCAAATTATTGAATAGCACTAAAATGTAATTTTTAACTTTTTATATGATAAATAATATTATTGATATATTTATCATATTCGATTGTTCAATTATCGAAATACTGAATATTTTTATTAAACCATTGTTTCAAATTATTTGATATTCTTGCTCTATGCATATCATTCGCTATCATATGAATGCTTTTGTGTTTATCTTGGAAAAAAACCATAAAATGTTGAATAATATTTTTTGTTACTGCTTTTGAATATTTTTCGTCTAATTGTTCAAATGGAAATAATGGAAAACCTTTTCTCGAATTTACTTCATTATGAAATTGAAAAAACAAATTTTTTAAGTCTTGTTTCGTTTTAATTGAATTATAATTAACTCGTTTCATGTATTCTGTGGCATGATTAGCACAATTTGGACAAGGTAGATTATTACATATAGTTGTAATAATTGTTAATATATCTAATTTCAAATCATTAAAATGCTCTTCTTTTATTTTATGTGCCATTGTATGAAATAAAAACCAGGTTGGTTCTCCCCATTTCATTTTTTTAGGAATTTGTTCATCCACTTTGTTGTCAATTACTTCTGTGTTCGTTGATTTGTTTGGAATATATCTAACACTTCGATTCATACGCAATAACATTGTATTTTGATTCTGTGTTTGTGTTTGAATCTGATTCTGTGATTGAATATATTGACTATAATTTTGTTGTTTTGTACTAAAAATCATATTCATTTATTCTATATATTTTTATATTATATATTTTATCGACATGAACCGCTAAAGTTTTAATTATTTTCATAATAAATATAAAAATATATGGTAATATTATAAAAATGGAAACTAAAGAACAACTTGTTAAAACTATTAAAGAATGGGTTAAATTAGATAATGAAATAAGAGCATTACATAATGAAGAGAAAAATCGAAAAATAGAAAAAAAGAAAATTTCGAATTCTTTAATGGAAATCATGAAAAAAAACGAAATTGATTGTTTCGATATTAAAGATGGTCAAATATGTTATACTAAAAAGAATATCAAGAAACCGATAACACAAAAGGTTTTAATAGAAATTTTATCAAAATATTATAATGGTGATTTATTGAAAGCAACGGAATTAAACAATTTTATTTCTGAAAATAGAGAAGAGGTTGTAAAAGAATCTATTACACGTGTTATATACAAAGATGAAAGTCCATAAGTTTTATTCTAAACCTAAACCTGGTATTGTATAACGATTATTATTTTTTACATATTTCGCAATTATTTGTGGATTTTGTTTTCCTTCTACAATATCTTCGGTTTTATATACATTATTAAACTTATCAATATAATAAACGATTCCAAATATTTCTTCGGCAAAAACCTCCACTTTTTGTGATATAGTTTCTGAACATTCAGTCGAATTTATAAGGCCATGAGGTGTTCCTTTAACATGGGTTCCGCAATATTCACATGCTTCTTTTCTACGACGAGTACATTGTTCGCCACTAGCGCGCTTTGCTATACAACGGTTCATTACCGGAATCGAATTCTTTACGCGTTTTCTTTTAATTAAATCATCTTTCGCTAATGATAACCTTTCATAATCATATACAAACTCCAATAAGTCATTCATTTTTGTCTTATCATCGATGTTTAATGATTTGATTTTATTACTTAAATTATCTTTGAATTGAGTAACATATGAACTGATTTTTTGATTTAAACGTTTTTCCATTTTATAATACTGTTTTATATCATTTATTATAAAATAATATTTAGTTCAATTTTGTAAATATATTTTTTGAATCAATATAAAGGCAAACAAAAAATACCAATATAATGTCATATAACAATAATAATAATAATATTGCGATATGCGTGTTATGTAAAATACCAAACGAAGAATGGTTACGATTTTTAAGTGATTTTATCAATTACGATGTTTTTATGATTATCGATGATAATTCAACAACATACACCGAATATTCTGAAAAATACAAAAATATCAATATTATCCAAATCGATAATCAAGACTGTTATAACAAATGTTATACTAATTGTAATACTGCGGTTGAATTTCCAGAAGTAATTGCGTGGGATAAAAGTATGTATTATTTTAATGAAATTAATACTAGTTATGAATACGTTTGGTTGGTCGAAGATGATGTATTTATATACGATGTAAATGTATTGATAGCAATTGATGAAAAACATCGTCGGGCTGATTTATTAACCGCATTTCACGAGATAAACGAAACTGGCGAAATGTATAGTTGGAGTCACTGGGTAAATGTAATCCATAGAATTGAATTACCATGGGCACATAGTATGGTTTGTGCTATGCGGGTTTCAAAACAATTATTGATGGAAATCGTAAAATATAAACATAAACATGGCCATTTGTTTTTTATAGAATCGATGTTCAATACGATTGCTCATCAAAATAATCTATTAATCGAGAACCCTGTTGAATTATCAAATATTCATTGGAATACTAGTTGGAATAGAGATGATATTGATACAAAAAAACTATATCATCCTTTTAAAAATATAGATGACCATATTTATATACGTAACAAAAAGTGATAATAATTTATATAAATATTATTTCTTTTCTATTACTACCTCTCTGAGAACATTTCTCATTATTTTTTCTACATATTTTTCATGTTCTTCGTCATTTTGTCCTCCCATTGAATTCAATGCTATTTTCAAATAATCATCATTCTCTTTGGTATCTAATATTCTGAAATCTGGATTTTCCTCCTGCCATTTTGGTAATGTTCTCAGGTTTTTACGGGCTACTCTTTGTATGGCCAATTTTAGTTTGGCTTTTTCATCATCTTCTTTTTCCCATGAATTTTCATCTTTTACATATACTGTTTCTCGTTTCAAATCAGTACAGTGTATAGGTCTCATTGTATAATCAAGTTCTCGAAGACCCCTCAAAAGTATCCCACTGATTCCTTCTACGTAACCGAGTCGTCCTGTTTTTTCAAGGTCAGCAATTTGTACTTGTAATGAATTAACGAAATCACCAATATTCATAGCATCTTTACAAGTTTCATTCAAAAAGAAATTTAGATTAAATTGGTTGTTATTCGTATTATGTGAATTTATATTAGTATTGCTAATTTGTTTGCTTGCTAGTTCTATTATTTGTTTATGATGTTCTGCGTTTTGTTCCAATAATCTGTTTTGTAACTCTGAATCTTTTTCTAATAATTTGTTTTGTAATTCTCGGTTTTGTTCAAAAAGAGCCTCTTGTAATTCTTTACTTTGTTTCAACACTTCCATAAATAATTCAGGTGTGAATGTTTGTGTAGTTATAACATTATTATTACTAATTGTGTTTTCTATTTCTCCTGTTTCTTTTGGTTCTTTTGGTTTTATTGTATAACACTTTTTTTTATGTTTCCATAAAGCATTATATGTTAAATATTCTTTCTTACACTGAGAACAATTATATTTTATCAGTTTAGATTCTCCATTCACGTTTTTTTTATGCTTTTCTGTAGATAAATGATTTAAATAATTCGTTTTTATCGTTGTATAATAATTACAACAACTGCAATCATAGTTAGAAATACACTGTGATTGTTTTTCATTGCCTAAAATTACCGATGTATTGGCAATTGTCTTTAATTTATGTTTTCGAGTGGAATTATGTTTCATAAAATCGTTTTTACTATACGTCAAATAGTCACACTTTTCACAAAAACATAATTTAGGTGTTTTTTTATTTTTATTCATTGCCTAAAATTATATAAATTAGGCAATGAAAATAAATCGGTGAATTTATCTTAAAAAAAATTATGCTAACACATTTTGAATCATTTTTTTTGTATTTACAGCATCTCCGAGCAAAATCACTTTTTTGCAAAAACTTCATCGGCATTTTTCAAAAATGGACATTTTAAAAATGTCCAATTTCAAAAAGTGGACCCCGTTTTATTTTTGCATTTTTATTTTTCTAAGAGTAAAACTATTTAATTTTTACATAATTTGAGTAAAACTACCCATCCACTAAAAACAGTCTTTATCCCACTCAGATGGTCTATGTTTCGTTCCACCATCATATGGAATAGCATAACCATTCTTTAACATCCAATCATTCACATGTAAATCGCCAAGATAAACATCTGCTAGAATACGACCGTATTTTTCCATGGATACATTACGTAAATACACTATTTTACCCATTATGAGTTGAGATAGAATATCTCTTGAAATGACTGCCAATTCTTTTTCTTTGAAAGTACTCCCTTTTATTTCTGGACTATCAATGCCCAACAATCTTACCGAAAATCGATATATAGGTCCTAATGTATTTGGTAACCTAGCAGCAATCGTAATTGTATCCCCATCATATACTTTTATAACTTTGCCAAAATCAATCGGTGGAACAAACGGTAAAGTATCTGAATAACCGATACTATTCAAATATTTTGTTTTTTCTGTTTTTTCAATAATTAATTTTTCTTCATTTGGGTTTTTTATATTGTTTATATCACGAAAACAACCGCAACAAGTGTTTTTTATATATTCTAAAGCAAACATTATAATACAATAATAGTAATATATAAAAAAATATATTAATATTCAATTTTTTATTTTTGGTCGAGAGATAGGGACGAATTTATATCAATTCCCTTATTTTCTTATATACTTCAATAGCGTCTATACACGATATGCGCAAATGTTGTGATGCTGTTCTTTTTTCGGACGGTTTTATATATGCTATACGGATTGTACTATCATCATTATGTGGGTGAAATTTCTTAAAACCACAAAACGATAATACTTTTTCATTTACGTAATATTTTTCATACAAAATATATTCTAAAACCTTACCTATAGTATAATCTTCATTTTCTAATATGATATCATAACAATTATCTATGGTAGTTTCACTATTCAATATCGGTACAATATCAGAATCTATTGATTGAACTAATTCAACTAATTTGTTTTGTAAAACAGCGCATGCTTTTTTGACTATTTCAACATTATCATAAACACCAACGGTTTGTAAAACAAAATCATAACTATTTTCTTTAAAATGACGTTGTGCGTCTAACATATAAAAGTTCCTTTTTTGAAATTCGATATCCTCTGTAGGTGTCTCATCCGCACGTAATTTATTTTCATATTCGTCCCATGTATCTTTTATTTTTTCAGCATCTAAAGTATTTCCATAAGCACATTTTGATACAACATTATACATACTATTATCTTTTGCGGTATGAACGGAAAATTCGGCTGTTAGTTTCAGTTGTTCGCCTGGAATAGAATCACCAATTCTTGGACGTAATCTGGCAAAATCGATAAACATATTTGTTTTTTGGCATGGTGGAAAAATTTTACGCACTTCTTCCTCGGTTAATAAATTTCCATTGGATTTATTTCTTATTTTAAAATGTTCAGTAGTGACAATCAACATGTTTTCGGTATCATTTTTTACATCTAAATCTAAAATATAGTTTCCTGGTAATAAATCCAATTCTTTCATATGAATAGGAATACAACTTAATCGATGTTTTAAAATTTCATTATGTAATCTAGTGGTATTTACGGTTATATTACAATCATTATTCGCATGTGTTTCTGTATAGAATGCTAATGTTGGAATATCTGATAATATAGTTCTACGCAAAGCATTTGCTAAACTTACGTTTAAACCACTTAATGTAAATTTTAATACGTCTCCTTCTTCGATGATATTAGATATAGTAGGATTCATTGTTATAAAATATAAAGCTATTATTTTATATATTTTATATCATTATAATTCTATCAATTTTCTTGTTATATATTTATGAAAAAATATAATACTATTCTATTATTCTGTTTATAAATCGTGTTCTCTCTATCGGTGTCATTAAACCCCATAAATAGTTTATTTTTCGTTCTATGAGGGTTTCGTTATTTATACTTACATATAAATGTTTATTTACGAAACTCACTATTTTTTGTTTATTCATTTTAGATATCATAAAATTCCTTCGTAATATTTTTTCACATTGTGGCATTATAAAATCGTTCCCATTTACAGCATAATATTCATCTATAATATGATTTATATAATACATTAAATCGTGAAATAAAACACCATAATTATAATCAAACGCATATATGTTTTTTATTATATCCAAATCCTTCTTGTATGAATAAATATCTATCATTAGTTCGACCGAAATTGGTTTATAAGTATATGGAATAATATTATTGATTATTATATCATATGGTATTTTTCGAATATATTTTTCATCGATTACTGATTCCATTATAATCTATAGATAAATATTTTTATACTATTATTTATCTATCATTTACCAAATATAAATCTACTGTTCCTATATTTTTTAACAAAATGTCTTCGAATTTATCATATGAATAATGTGATTTAATATCTTTACATATCTCATATACTTGTTCGCTTATTAATAACGTATTTGACTGAGCGTAATTTTGAATACGAGATGCCTTATTGACTGCTTTTCCTACAATACATAATCTAGGGTTTTCAAAACCTAATATTCCTATTACGACTGAACCCACATGTATTCCTACTCTTATTTTTAATTTATGTGAGGGTGTTCTCAAATTAGCTGCTATATCTATGAATTTGAAAGATAAATATAATAATTCATTTATTATTTCTTCTTTTGTTCCATTATTGTTCAAATCACCTACCACCATATAAGAATCTCCTATTGTTTCTATTTTTTGTACATATTTACATGTTTTTATAACATTATCAAATTTTGTATATAAATCAAATAATATCATATAAATAATGACATCGGAATACTTTTCTGCCAATTCACAAAATGACACTATATCTGTAAATAAAATAAACGTATTATTCATTTTTTTCATATGTTTTTTATTCAATAAATAATTATCTGATAATTGATATGGTAGAAGTTTATCTAATAAATTTGATTTTAAAAATATTATTTTATAATAATTATAACTGTTTTTTTTAATTGTACTCAAAATTATTAAAAAATATTTTAAAAAAATATATATTTTTAAAAAATACAAAAGCATATAAATTTTTATTTAAGTCTATTATTATTACAATTAGAAATTTTCTATTATTGGATTTCTAATTGTTATTTGTGATTTTGTGAATTTGTAATAAGTTTATGTAAGCATAAAAATAGCAATCATTATAAATAATACTACAAATGGTAACAATACTAAAAACCATGCTAATCCAGGTGCTCCGGCACGGCAAATCAAATTCAATATCCATGTCCAAAACAATACATATAAAATTTTGATAACAAAAATAAGAGTTGTGTTGCTTACTGTACAAGTGAAATCACCTACGCAATATTTATCAAAGTTACCGATATTTTGGAAAAATATGATAAAAATCGATATCATGGATATAACTAAATAAACATAGGAAGGTGTACATAAATTACGTAATCCGGTAATTGCCATATTATAAAATATAAATTATACAATATAGATATACTTTTTATTGACTAAATTGGTAAAATTTTATACCAGTGGATTCATATATTTTTCTGGATGAATAATTGGTTGATTAGTCAGTTCAATATTATTATATTTGTACGCATCTACTAAATTACGAATATTCAATGGGTCTTGTGCGTTCAAAAAATTACCATTATAATCTCTAGCAAAATCCAGTGTACTTCCTCCTTTTTGTTTTTTCATTTTTTGTTTCATTTGTTGTTTCATTTGTTGTTTTACTTTTTTCATGGATTTTCTGGTAGATTTTCCACCATTAAAAAAAGGTGTAGTACAACCACAACAACCTATTTGTTTTTTCATAAAATTACGTCGGCTATAACGCGTAGTATTTTTTTTCGTTCTTCGAATATTTTTTGTTTTGTTCATTTTAATTTATATATTATATAAATAAATTAATTTTTATTCGATATCAACATGTGTTAACATATGACGGCGACAACATACATTTTTCAAACCCAAATTATCTAATACTTCTCCCTCAGGAGTTTTATCTACTTTTTCTTTTGATAAATATACGACCTTTTCTACATTTAAACCACGACTTAGTTTAATTCTACGAACCTCACCTTGAAAATATCGATATTTATCTGCTAAAACCATTCCACAAGTAAAACATTTAATTGGTATAATCATTTTGAATAATATTATTACTATAATTATATTATTTATTTTCTTTATCAATTTTTTCAAATATATTTTATGATTTTTCCAATTTATACCCTATTGTTGTTTTTTTACGAATAAACTCATCATTCTGTTCTGAATGAAAATTATCATGACATGCTTCGCAAACAGTAATTAAATTAGCAACATGATTTTTATGATGTGTTCCAATAAACCCGTTTTTATCCGCATTCTTTTGATGTTTTAAATGATGTATTTCCTCGCCAATATTCACACCACATAATTCACACATACCTTTTATTTTATTTGAATTATATATGGTCGGCTTATTTGATAATTCTCCTCGAGTTTCTGGATAATATTTATTACGAATCGTATAGGCTGATTCTAGAAATTCATCTCCTAAATAAAGTGATTTACATACTTCTAAACCATATATTCTTGGTCCCGACCCATCTTTCAATTTACGGTCATATACTAAACAATCTTTTTCTCTATCATATGATACGGACATATGTTTCATTTTCAATCGATGAAGACTCACGATTTCATCGTAATGTATTATTTCGTGAAAATGTGTGGCAAAAATATAAGAACTGTTTTTACTATGTAAATTCATTAATCCAGCCACAAAAATACTCAAGGCGGACTCAGTTTCCGTGCCTGAACATAATTCATCGCCCAATATTAAACTATTCTCGTCTGACATTTTCAGTATTGTGCGTAATTCACTCATTTCAACAGCAAACGTAGATAAACCTTTGAATAAGTTATCATTTCCTAATATTCGAGAATAGATAGCTGTATATGGTTTATAAACGAATTTACTACATGGGACATATAACCCAGATTGTGCCATTATTACTGATATTCCAAGTGCTCTAATCAAACTAGTTTTACCAACAGCATTTGTTCCATATAATAAAATTCCATCACAATCGCTATTTTCGCCCAAAGATATATCATTTGTGACATATAATTCATTTTGTTGTATATGTTCAATTAAACAATGTCGTAAATCGGAGGCATTCACAAAAGATTTACTGGATTCACTTACTATTTCGGGCTGACAATAATTATATGTTCTCGCTATATAAGATTTACATTGTAATATGTCGATTTTTGATGTATAAATCGCAAAATTTTCCAAACAATTATACCATTGTTCTTCTATTTTACTTAATATAGTCAAATAAGTATTCGCAATTTCATTATTCATCGATTCTTTTAAAATAAATAATTCGTTACATAATTTTGTTATTATTGAACAATCAATTTCCATATTACTGGTAGATGCCTTTGTAAATTTTACGTCTTTTAAATTCAATTTATGATTTCCATTTGGTAATATAACAACTCCGTCTGTTCCTGAATTAATCAAATTATTCAAAATAATTTTCATGGTTTGAGAACGTTTCGCTGTAATTTGTAAAGATAATCCAGATTTATCGGTTTCGTGTACTTTTATATAATCTGTTTCCGCCGATTTTTCATGGTCTTGAATCAATTTATTAAAATAATTCTTTATACTATAAAACAATTCATTATTTTCATTGTATTTGGCGATTATATAATCTAATTTCTCAGATATACCTGGTTTTATTATATTTTCATCAAAATTAGTCATCGAACTAGTTGTTTTACAATATTCTATGTAAAAGTGTTTATCCAAAAAATCTACAAACTTTTCACTATTTTGTTTTATATATTGATAACTTGATAAACCATCACTATTATCCAAGAAATCACTACATAAATAATCTTGTATGATATTTGATTCAGCAAGGCATTCATTTATTTGTTTTATTGATTGGATACTATTATATAAATGCGAGATAGAGGATGGATAAACCTTTTTCAATACTAACTGACGACATATTTTCTCAATATCGCGAATTTTTAATAATTGTTTTCGAAACATTTCTATAAAATGATAATTATCATCCACCAACATGATGGACGTCATAGCATATTCCGTTTTCAACCATTCCTCATCAAATGTTGGATTCGTTAATTGATATTGGAATTTACGTTTTCCCATAGGAGATAAACACTTGTTCAAAAATGATATTACACATGATAATTGTCCATTGCGTTTAGAATCAAAAGACGAATCACTGATAATATTCAATTGCGATAAAGTATGATTTGCTAATATCATACGATAAGATGTGTTATCAAATTCTGGGATTGAAATTTTACGTATTAAATCTGGATTATGTTCTTTTATAAAATCCAATAAAAAGCAAAATGATTGTGTTGCTATATTATGTAATTGAAATTCATTACATATATTATAGGATTCTTCTCCAAACAAATTCGATAAAATTTGTTTCAAGTATTTTTGATTAGAACAATTGAGAACTTTGGTATTCATAAGGTCGGTTGTATTGATTTCATGAATAGAATTGGATTGTATGCCAATAAATTGTTTTATTAAAGATAATTTTTTGTTATCAAAAGCTGATAATATAATTACTTCACTCGGTGAAAATATAGAAATAAATCTTTCTAATTCATCAAAAGTGGTGGCGCTCATTAAAAAAGGCGTTTCGTGTTGAAAAATAGATGACTTTCCTGTGAAAATATTTACTACAGATACACCATATACGATGGTTTCTTTTGTTTTCGCCAAACCATTATTGGTTGTGGTGGAAAATGGTTTATAGACGTCAAACCAAATACACATTATATTATTAGTAATAACAGGAGAACTATCAGTATCACATGATATATATGTTCCTGCTGAATATACCTTGTTCAACTTACGTGATACTTCTTTACCATTTTTTTCTTGAACATAAACTGCCACTGTATATCCATAATCAGTTAATTTTGCCAAATACTTATCGATTGTAAAATCGCGAAAACCCGCCATTACTATATGTTGATTATTATAGTCGATTTTTTTTTCAGAAACGTTCAATTGACAAACATCGGCAAATTCCGAAATTATACTACCAGTAATTAAATCATTTGTTTTATTTTTCATTCCATAAACTTCAAAAAATGCTCCTACTTGTAATAACACAACTGTTTTTTCACCATATTGTAATTGATGTTGATTCGTATATTGGAAATATTCTTTATATATACTTGTTTCAGGGTCACTTTTTGTGGTCTTTGAGTTTTTTTTACTCATTATATGATTATAAATAATATCAAAATATTTTTATATTAATTTGTAAATCATTTAATTCTTCGTTGGTTTAAAATATATACGTATTATATAATATGTCAAAAACTCAAAGTAATAAAACGCCGAAAAATAAAACGCCGAAAAATAAAACGCCGAAAAATAAAACTTTAAAAAAATCAAAAACACCTAGTCCGCCAATAAATAGAATATCAGGGGAAACACCAAATGACTATGAAATGGAAACAGAACCTACTCCTGAATTGAAAATCCTAACAAATAAAACAATACAAAAAAACTCTAACCCATCTATCATTACGATTGTTATTTTATCACATGGAAGTGATTTAGTAAATGAACATTTATCCAACGATATAAGACAAAACGTAAGAATTATAAGTCAAGCTGGTCATATTGGTGGATTATCACTAAGTAGTAATTCTAACGTTGAAGATATTAAACGACATAATAGAAATGTTTTCGCAAATTATAATTCAAAAAAAAAAGACGCTACTGTTTCCAGAAAAATAACTGAAAAAGAAATAAAAGAATTTATTAAAAATAATCAATTAAATAAATGTGAAAATACACCAGTTATCGACGTTAATGATGATACTATTACACCAATAAGTACTTATACATATTTCAAAGAATTATGGAATAAACCTGATATGTCTGATAAAGCATTTAAAGATGAATACAAACAAATGGTTACGACTAAATTACAACAAGATAAAAAAATCTCACCTTATACAAAAAAACAAACCGAATTTGGTTTGACAAACGAATTAGTTTTCAAACTTTATGTACCGATAGTCGATAAAATATTATATTTCGGCGATAAAAGTAATACAAACGATTCTAGTATTATCGTATTGGATACTTGTAATTATAAAGGGAATATAAAAGTAAATGATAATCTTTTAACAAAGAAAGGAAAAAACCCTATTTCGATTGATAATAATGGTGAATTAAAGCTTAGTAAATTAATAGAGCATTTGAAAAACAATCTAGGTTTTGAAATCATTAATATTATTGATTTATCGTGTCGTTATTGTAATATAAATGATAGAGATGAATCTAAATTAAACGATATAATTAAAAAAGAAAATGAAAGTGAGAATGAAATTGATAAAACATTATAAAATTGAATATTTTATATAATTATATAAGATATACAAAACAATAAATATAAAATGGTAGAGAACGAATCGTCAAACGATGATTTATATGGGTATTTTTATGATACAGAGGTTAATAAATATATAGTTTATATACCGAATGATATAAGCAATCCAGTAATATATTATAACGAATATGATGATATAAATTATGATAAAAAAAGATATAATAAAAATAAATTTTATAAGAATTTGTCTTTCAATTATAAATTTTATAATTTTGAGAAGTTTCTAGTAAGTGAGCATTATAACAAAATAAATATAAACACTATTACAAATACGACTACTAATCGAAAAATAAATCTAATCATTATTTCGCGTATTATATATGTTATTATAATACTACTATTATCATATAAATTTTGGAATATTTTATAGATTATCTCCAGCATTCATAAAATTATATAATAAATTATCAGGGTTATGATTTTGTATTTCACCACATATTAAAGTTGCACTTTCGTACATTTTACGCAAAACATCATTTGGTGCCGTTGAACCCACTTTTATAAAACCGCGTTTCATTAAAAATTTTTTTATCTCAGGCATCGATGTTTGTTTTAATAATTGTTTTTTATTCGCCACTTGTTTTCGAATCGTTTTATTAGACACTAATACAGATACTCTTGGAAATACACTTGATTTACCTACTTTATATGTTCGTTTGTATGTTTTCTTGCGTTTTTTAATTGTTGGCACATATTTTCGATTTATATCTTTTAATTTCTCTTCTGTTTTTCTCATTATATTGACTCTATTCAAACTCTCATTCACTTTTTGTTCAATTAAATCATTGTGTGATAATGGAATATCAGTGGTTATGCTTTCAGATTGTGGTAGATTCGATGTTTTATTACCACCTATCATTTGTGGTTCAATCGTTATAGGAAAATTACTAATATTTAATGGTTTTGGAATATTTGGTATATTCGGCATACCGGGCATAGTACTAGTATGTGTCGGTAAATTTTTGCGAGTTTGATTCATATAATTTCTAAATGTTGGTAAATTTCCATTTTTTAAACAACCGTATGCTGGCATTTGATTGATAGTAATATTGGGTTTTGCATGGAGGGTATTATTAGATAATAATTGTTCTGATGAAATATTCAAATTCGTTATTTCCGTTATTGGATTTATTGCAGGATTCAATAAAAGTGAATTCGATTGTATATTATTAGGATATTGTTTTAATGTATAATTTTTCATTTTATTAACAGCGTCTGTTTTTTCAGTTAATGTTTGTAAAAACTGTTTTGCCTCATCGAAATCTTTATTAAAATTATCTATAGTGTTTGATGAAACGGTATTATTCGTTGGCTGTTTTGAATTATTATTATCGAATAATTTTTTATATCTATCCTCTTGATGTTGTCGAATCATTTTCAATATCGATTTCTTTTTTAAAGTATCATTTCTTTTCCGTTCAACTGGTTGTTTCACTTTAATTTCACCATGTTCTTTCGATGGTCTTTTTTTTCGAGTTGTATTATTCGATGGTAACGCAAAATCGGAAATATTAACTTTTAATATTTTCTTTTCACTCATATTTTTTGTTTTATTTAAATATATATAGTATATTTACATGAAACGAAAAGAAAAACAGCATATAAACCATTATAATGCCTAAATATAAATACTATGAATAAAATTATTTTCTTTCTTATTCTTTTTATTGGCTATAAACGTAGAATAACCATCATTCATATCACCTAATGTTATTTTCTTTTTAAATTCAACTGGTTTTCCATATATTCTACGACCATGTGAAACCTTCACATAGGTTAATAATAATTCCATATCACGTCCATAATGTTTGAAATTATCTTTTTTGTCTTCAAACCATTTTTCGGTTAAATCGTTCTCGTTTTCTAATGACCACTCCTGGTCTATTATTTTCTTTTTAAATATATTCATCAACTGTTTTGGATTATACGAATCTACGTTAAATCTCCAAATAAACCGTGAATACATTCCTTTATTCACTTTAAAAAATGTTTCCTTTAATTCTTCTTCATATCCGGCTATAATAACCATTAAATCATTTTTATGATTACTCAATGCCTCACATAAAATATCGATACATTCTTTTGAATAACTATCATTATCACCACTATTTGCTAACGAATACGCTTCATCTATAAAAAGAACTCCCCCTAAACATTCATCGATTACTTTTCTTGTTTTTATCGCAGTTTGCCCTAAATATCCAGCAATCAAATCATTTCGTGTTACTTTTTTGAAAACATTACTTTTCAAAATACCAATCTTAGAATACATTTTGCCTATAATTTTTGCTATTTCTGTTTTACCTGTCCCTGGTGGTCCATACAAAACAGTATGTTTGAAATCGCTTGTGTTATTTCCCACATGTAATTCTTGAATAAAATAAATTAATTGATTCAAAATTGACTGCTTTATGCTATCCATTCCAATCATTTCATTTAATTCTTTCAACTCATTTTTAATATTATGTAGTGATTTCAAATCTATATTATATTCTGTTTCATCATCGTAATCATTTTCATCTATTATTTTTATAACATCGGATAATGTATTAATGGAAGCATCTATTGTTTTTTGTTTGCTTTTTGTAATTGTAGGAGGTAATGCTGGTATATAAATATTCGTTTCGTGTTCTTTTTGCCAAATTGAATATTGTGTTTCAGTATTTTGTTTGTTTAAAATATTCCATGTCGAACCTGAATATTTTGAATAAAAATTATTTGAACTTTCTTGTATCGGATTTTCTAAAATTGGATAAAAATGTAAAAATACGGGTTGATTTTTTGTAGGATTTTTTATATTGATATTACCAACAAAACTTATATCATTCAAATGATTTTCTATAAAATTACTTTGAATCGCACCTGTTAATAATGAATATTGGCTATAGTTATACTGTGTTTTATCATTATATGTATCTAAATAATCTATAAACCGTTTGCTATTCATTTTCTACTATTATTATAATACAACTTTTATTTCCATTTTTAATTATATAATATTACGTAAAACTATCGAAAACTTTATACAAAAACTATATAAAAAATTGATTATAATATAATATTAAGATTCAGAATATAATATTATAGTCAAAAATGTCAAATTACGAAATGAAATCCGCATCTGTATCTGTATCTTCAACTATGTATGCTGTTCCTGAAATGAATGGCGATTTGAAAGAATCCACCATGAAAGTGAAAATTACTCCAAAGAAACGTACTACAAAACAAAAGGAAACCGTGCTAGATGCGTCTCCAATAAATACTAATCCAGAAACTACAAATGATATAAAAAAAATAATAACAGAAGAAAGTGATATCCAGAAACAAATTGAATATATTCATGCTAATATTACCAACGATGAAACCAAATTATTAGAACATCTTGGTAATTATACAGAAGAACCTTTTCATATAATTGAATCATATTTTGAGGGTCAACATCTTGACCGTTTGGTTCGTCATCAAATTGAATCTTATAATCACTTTGTTAATTATCAAATATTAAGAACTATTCAAATGTTCAATCCAGTTACAATTCATTCTGAAAATGACTATATTGCGGAAAAAGATAAATACTTTCTAGAAATTTTTATATCATTCACTAATTTTAAACTATATCCACCACAAATTCACGAAAACAATGGTGCTACAAAAATGATGTTACCACAAGAAGCCAAATTACGTAATTTCACTTATGCTTCAACCATGACCGTCGATGTTAATATTCAATATGTTGTCAGAAATACTGAAAATATGGATACGCCAAAAATAATCGAAAAGGTTTTACCAAAAATCAATATTGGTAAATTACCGATTATGTTGAAGTCATCCGTATGTACATTAACACAAAATAAATTCATTAATCATCAATATACTGGTGAATGTTCGATGGATTGTGGTGGTTATTTCATTATTAAGGGTTCTGAAAAAACCGTATTAGGCCAAGAACGTGCTGCTGAAAATCGTGTATATTGTTTCGACGGTAAAAATACTACCAAATGGAATTGGTTTGCTGAAATCAAATCGGTTCCGGATTTCAAATGTATATCACCAAAACAAATTGAAATGATGATTGCCAGTAAAAATAATGGTTTTGGAAATGGGATATTTGTAAATATTCCTCGTATAAAACAGCCGATTGAATTATTTGTACTATTTCGAGCACTTGGTGTGCTAAGTGATAAAGAAATTAGTCAATATATTTTATTAGATATAACCGATAAAAAACAGGTCGATTTACTACAGTGCTTACAAGCATCCATGATTGACGCAAATAAATATATGACACAAGAAGATGCTCTTAGACATATCACTGCGTCCGTCGCATTTACACCAATAAATATGGATAAAGATACTGGCGCTAGAAAAAAACGCGAATTCACAATAGAAGTTCTCGATAACGATTTATTTCCTCATTGTCAAACTGTTCCACAAAAATTGTATTTATTGGGTTATATGGCTAAAAAATTATTACAAACCAGTCTCGGTTGGCTTCCGCCAGATGACCGTGATTCTTATTTGAATAAACGTATTGAATTAACAGGCACTCTTTTAAATAATTTATTCAGAAATTATTTCAATAAATTAGTAAAAGAAATGCAGAAACAAATTGTACGTGAAATCAATACTGGGTCTTGGCGTTCAACTGAAGATTATGAAAATATCATTAACATGACCAATATTTATAAAATTATGAAATCGACTACTATTGAAAACGGTATTAATCGCGCTCTTTCTACTGGTGATTTCAGTATTAAACAATCAAATAGTAGTAAAGTTGGTGTTGCTCAAGTGCTCAATAGATTGACCTATGTTTCCAGTTTGAGTCATTTACGTCGTATCAATACACCGTTGGAAAAAAGTGGTGAATTAATCGCTCCTCGTAAATTACATAATACGACATGGGGGTTCTTATGTTGCGCGGAAACTCCGGAGGGTCAGTCGATTGGTGTAGTCAAAAATATTAGTTATATGGGTCATATTACTATTCCAACAAATAGTTCATCGTTGTATGAATATGTGAAACCTTATTTATTATCGGTGAATGATACATCTCCAACCGAAATGCATGGCAAAGTAAAAGTATTTGTAAATGGTGCTTGGTTAGGCGTTACCGACACACCTATGGAACTTTATAATGATATGAAAGATAAAAAGTATCGCGGCATTATTAATATTTATATATCTATAGTGTTTGATTATAAATCATTAGAAATACGTATATGTAATGATGGTGGTCGTTTAACACGTCCTGTTCTAAAAGTACGTGATAACAAAGCATTGATTACTACTGATATAATCGATAAATTAGTTTCTAAAGAAATTTCATGGAATGATTTACTAACTAACTGTAAATTGGACGAATCTGTTATCGAATACATTGACCCAGAAGAACAAAATTTTGCTATGATTGCTATGAAAAGTAAGAATGGGTATTTACAAGACTTGACACAAAAATTCAATTATACTCATTGCGAAATACATCCTAGTACTATTTTTGGAGTATTAGCATCATGTATTCCATATCCAGAACATAACCAAGCACCTCGTAATACGTACCAATGTCTTTCACCAAACGAACTAGTATGGATGGCGGATGGTAGTAAAAAATGTATTAAAGATGTATCTATAGGTGAAAATGTATTATCATTCAATCCAGAAACATTAGAAATAACAGAAACTGCTGTTGTAAATCAATTTGTTCGAAAAAATGAATTTCCAATTTATAAATTAAAAACAGTTAGTGGTCGTGAAATAATTGCTACAGAAGACCATAAATTGATGACAAATAAAGGATGGAAAACAATTGGACAAATGAAAGAAAATATAAATGAATATAAAATCGGTATTTCGGTTAAAAATCCTGTCTTGAATTATGATAATAATTTCAAAAGTGAAAATAATGAGATTATAATTGATGAATACACATTTACCGCAAAATTGGAATCATTAGAAATAAACAAAAAAACTCTAGAAAAATACGTTAATTCACTAAAAACTCAAAACTTGTTACCATTATTAAAAAATGAAAAAAAGTTAGAAATTATTTCAAGAATTATAGGATATTTATTATCGGATGGTTCAATTAATATTTATACTAGAAAGAATGTGAAATTTACACAATGTCAATTTGATTTTGGCAGAGAGGAAGACGCAATTGAGTTTAAAAAAGATTTATCAATACTTGGGTTCAAACCATGTAAAATAACAGAAAATATTAGAACATTCAATAATACATCTCATCATACATTTCATTTATGTTATAATGGTTCTTTCCCAGCATTTTTAATAGCATTGGACGTAAGTTATGGAAAAAAAACAGAAACTATTAGAAATCCTATTCCAACTTGGATTATGAATGACACTGCTAACTGTAGACGTGAGTTTTTAAAAGGTTTTCAAGGTGGTGATGGCTGTAAAATAAGATGGAACAAATTAAATAAAAAAGGTTATAATTTTATCTGTGGAGAAACATCACAACAAATTAATCCAATTTATAAAGATTCGTTAATACACTTTATGTGTCAATGTGTAGATATTTTAAAAGAAAATGATATAATTGTTAATAGTAACATTACAGAAAAAATTGTAGAAGATAATCGTGTAAAAATAGCTTTTAAAATTTCTGATGCTCAACACAATTTAATCAAATATTATGATACTATTGGTTATGCTTATTGTAAAACTAAGAATATACAATCTTTTAAAATCATTGAATATTTGAAATCTAAAAATGAATTTTCAAAAAAACATATGGAAAATGTTGAAATTATAAGAAATTTACACGATAATGGATTAAGTAATCCTGAAATAGCAAATAAACTAAATATAAAAACTAGTTATATAAGTGATATAATTCGAAGTTATAAGAATAATAGAAAAATATCTACACCAAACGTAAAGGAATTGAATATTGATAATTGGATGAATGTAATAGTTGAAGAAAAGAACAACTGTATATTTGTACCATTAGAATGTATAACTCCAGAACCAGATGGATTAGTTTCTGACATAGAAGTAGAAAGTGATAATCATTCATTTATTGCGGGCTCAAGTTTCCTAAGTTCAAATTGTGCCATGGGAAAACAAGCAATGGGTGTATATGCTACAAATTACGACCAACGTATGGATAAAACCGCATATGTATTGAATTATCCTAGTCGTCCATTAGTCGATACTCGATTGATGAATTTCATTCATTTAAATCGTATTCCATCTGGTACGCAAATTCACGTTGCTATTATGTCTCATACTGGTTATAATCAAGAAGATAGTGTTCTTATCAATAAGGGTTCAATCGATAGAGGTTTATTCTTGGCTACTATTTATCATACCGAAAAAGACGAAGACAAAAATATTATTCGAGATGAAATCATTCGTTGTAAGCCGGACCCTACTAAAACAAAGGGTATTAAATTCGGTAATTACGATAAATTAAATCCACATGGTTTCATCCCAGAAAATGAATTAGTCGAAAATCGCGATGTTATTATAGCCAAAACTATACCTATTAAAGAGAATCGTAATGACCCTACCAAAACCATAAAATACGAAGACCAAAGTAAAACTTTCAGAACTACCGAGGAAACCTATATTGATAAGAATTATACTGGTAGAAATGGTGATGGATATAATTTTGCGAAAGTCCGTGTTCGTGTATTAAGAAAGCCTGTATTTGGTGATAAATTTTGTTCGCTACCTACACAACAAATTCTTACTGACCATGGTTGGATGGAGATACAATATGTCGATATTACTAAACATAAAGTGTGTTCTATTGGAACCGATGGTAATATGTGCTATGAATATCCTACAGCTAAATTCGAATATGACCATAATGATAAAATGTACTCTATTAAAAATAAACAAATCGAAATTGTATGTACATTGAACCATAAATTATATGTTCAGAAACGGTGTGGAAAAAACTATGAACTTATCAAAGCCGAAGATGTTATGGGGAAAATGGTTCGTTTCCAGAAATCATTAGAAAATGCTTATCCTGATATTCCTACTATTCGCATTGGTGATGTCGATTATGATATGGATGCTTGGTTACAATTCGTTGGAATGTTTATAAGTGATGGACATTGTGATAAAAATTGCAAAGGTATATATATATCTGCGTTAAAAGATAGAAAAGTTGATTTCAATAAACAAATACTAGATAATTTAGAAATTGGATATTCGTATCAAGAACAAGGAAAATTCTTTATTTCAGGAGTTAAATATTTAAATATATTTGAAGAAATAAATAAATCGAATCAAGGCGCATTAAATAAAAAATTACCGGATTATGTATGGAATTTATCCAAACGTCAATCTATTGTATTGCTTGAAGCCCTTTTACAGGGTGATGGAAGTACTATGAAATATAAAGATGAAGATGAATTTAGTCGTTATGGAACAATTAGTATTCAATTAGCTAATGATATTTCACGTTTAGCTGTACATTGTGGTTGGTCTGGAATTATTAAAATAGCAGAAGAACCGACCGGAATTGCTCGTATAGGAAAGCGCAATTTAGGTTCACGGGCTGGAACTGAGGTTTCTATTACTCAAAAACATACATACTACAAAGTAAGCATTATTCGCAAACAAAATCAACCTTGGATAAATAAAAAGAAAAATGAATACAACAAAGAAGAGCTTATTGATTATACCGGAAAAGTCTATTGTATTGAGATGCCTAGCTCACATACTTATTACATGCGTGAATCTCAACATAGTCCATCGTTAATCATTGGAAATAGCTCGAGACACGGGCAAAAAGGTACCGTTGGTAATATTATTCCAGAATGTGATATGCCATTCACAAAAGAAGGTCTACGTCCTGATATTATTATCAATCCACATGCTATTCCATCTCGTATGACTATTGGTCAATTGAAAGAAACACTATTAGGTAAAGTGTTATTGGAACTGGGATTATTTGGTGATGGAACTAGTTTTGGTAATCTAGATATCAAAACAATTACCGCGGAATTACAAAAATTAGGTTATGAGAGTTATGGTAATGAATTATTATATAATGGATTGACTGGCGAACAATTAGAAACCAATATATTCATTGGTCCTGTATTCTATCAAAGATTAAAACATATGGTTAATGATAAACAACATAGTCGTTCGATTGGTCCTATGGTTAATTTGACTAGACAACCTGCTGAAGGTAGAAGTAGAGATGGTGGTTTCAGAATTGGTGAAATGGAACGTGATGTCATGTTGGCTCATGGTATGTCAAGATTCTGTCGTGAACGTTTATATGATGTATCTGATAAATATAGTGTTCATGTTTGTAAAAAATGTGGTATGGTGGCACCATTCAATGATGGTAATAAAAATCGTATGTATGCGAATGCCGACTTTACTATCCATTTATGTAAAACTTGTAATAATAAGACGGAATTTGCTAAGGTCGAAATACCATATGCTTATAAATTGATGTCTCAAGAATTACAAACTATTAATGTTGTTCCAAGAATTATAACAGAATAGTAGATTGGAAACATAAAATTATAAAATTGAATAAATATAATAGAAACTTTTTTTTATTGTAATTATATCATACAATGGAAAATGAATTTAGTGAATTAACTATTCAAATCACAAAACAAATATCAAAAGCAACTAAAAAAGAGCAAGGTATTTTCATAACACCTAGAACAATAATATCTAAGTTAGTAAATCGAATTACCCCGTATATTCATGTCGACCGTGCCTATAATTTACTTGAACCATCCTGTGGTACTTGTGAGATTGTAAATTTCTTAGATAAAAAATTCGATAATATTTCGATTGATGCTGTTGAACAAAATTCGACAATCTATAATAGTATCAATCTCTTGACATTTAAAAATAGAGTGAAACTAATCAACAACGATTTCATTAAATACAAACCATCGAAATCCTATGATTTTATATTTGGAAATCCACCCTATGTGGTTATCGATAAAAACAATATTCCAAATGAATATGCCGAATACATTGTAGGTCGTCCTAATTTATTTGGGTTATTCATTTTACACTCATTGTCTATGTTAAAAGTCGGTGGTATATTAGCATTTATTATTCCAAAAAGTTTCTTGAATTCTGCCTACTATAGTAAAATTCGGAATTTTATGAAAGAAGATGGTACTATTATTGATATCATTGATTTCGAGAAAGATAATAATTTCATTGATACACAACAATCTACATTTGGTATTATTTTCCAAAAAACGAATCTTATCGTTCCGGTTGAATGTCCATATTCTATCAAATTCGGTGATAATTTCATGTTCTCCGATAATGCTACGCATTTACGTGAAATAATGAATGGTTCTACCAATTTGAAATCACTTGGATTGAAAGTGAAAACTGGAAATATCGTATGGAACCAAAAGAAATCTATATTGACCGGTGATTCTAGTAAAACATTGTTGTTATATAATTCCAATATCGCCAAAACGAATTCTGTACAATTATTGGAGTTCTCAAATGATGAAAAGAAACAATATATTTCGATGGAAGGTAGTAATGACCCAGTTATCATTGTCAATCGTGGTAATGGAAACGCGGCGTATTCGTTGAATTATGCTTATATTGATGGAAGTCGTAAATACTTAGCAGAGAACCATTTGAATGTTATTTATTCGGATACTATTCGTGGCGAAGAATTAAAAAAACTATTCGATAAAATTGTTGCTAGTTTTAAAAATCCGAAAACCGAACAATTTATAAAAATGTTTCTTGGCAATAATGGGTTGTCGAAAACTGAATTAGAAACCTTATTTCCAATATTTGTATAAGATTGTATAATGTTGTATAAAAAAATACTATGGATTGAAACCATAATATTTTTTCTTTTGTTTTTTTGATTTTGTTTTTGTTTGTTTTTATTTATACCAGTGAAGATTTGAAACCGCACCCCGTAGGGGTGCTCTATTCAAATCTGTAACTGGTAACTTAGTTGAAGAATTATCCGCTGTGCGGATTTAATTCTTCAACGGTGTATAATTTTTTTCAATAATATTATTCAAAAATAAATATACTTGTTGTTCACATTGTTGTCTTTCCCTGTGTGTAAAATAATCGGTATATTCTGCTCCGCCTGACTGTTGTATCATTGGTCTCGTATAATAACTTACTCCACGATGATGAATATCGATAGCTTTTAACTTTTCATTATATTCTTTTTCTAATAATCGTTGCTTGGATATCAATTCATCTATTAACTTTTGTTGTTCGATAGATAAGACATCTTTTCCAACATATATTGTGGTAGCATTCACTTTTTTTGAACAAAATACATATATTAAATTTTGTTTTATTCCTCCACTATTATACATTGGTGAATAACCATCCGCTGACTTACATTCTATTCCTATGAATATATTTTTTTCTAATTTTACCAAGAAATCTGGACTATCATGTGTTCCACAAGGTTGTGAAATATATGAATAATCAGGCATTGGTGTTTCTAATATACCTTTATTTACATCTTCATTTAATGTATAATTTATCCAACTCCATACTTTTTCATAACTCGGCTTCTCACTTGCTTTTGGAATCCATTGTTTTAATCCATTATTATTAAATACCAATCCTACTGCCTCCTCGTGGTTACTTATATTATGTACTGCGCCAGACGCAGCAGCATAATTCTTGTAATATGGCAAATCCTTGATATCGCCAATAATTTTTGTTGCGAATCTTTGTGTTTCCTCCATTCTATAAATTACTTGCTTTAATCGGGATAATATAAACGTTTTATGAACATTTAAAATACTAAACGTTAAAATTAACGTCAATTTTCTATAAAAATACATAATCTAAATTCCTTATTATAAAAGTCGTATTTTTTATTATTTCTGGGTCGATTGATTTTTTATATAAACCGGGATTATTCAAAATTGACCATATTAATCCCATATCACGTGATAAATCACCCGATAATTTTATTGTCTTATCTGGAAAATATCTATTTATATTTCTACATCCTAAATAAATGGGAGTAGTAGAACATAATAATGCGTTTGTTATTTTCTCAGAAGCATAATCATTCGTTTCACAATTTTCTATACAAATATGAAAGTCATAATTTTCATAAGGTTCTAAATCATCAAAATCTCCTTTTAATCTGGAATCATTTATATCGTTATAATATCTACAACCGCGCCCATATATATCAATCGGTAAATTGGTTTTCAAAATTTCCTTTACTAATGTATGTCTATAATTATTACCTGGTAAAGAATGGTTTCCGATTTTCTCACTTATCATTATGGACATTAGTTTATTTTTTATTGGAATATGTTTCAATGGTGTTATATGCCACATATAGCTATAATGTTCAATAAATGGTTCTTGTAAACCATTCTTTTCACCAATAAAATATTTACTAATGTATTTCTTAGCATAATCTACAAATTCTTGTGTCATTCTTAAATGGACTGGTGGTTCGAATGCTAATCCGATTACGTTTTTCTTAGGAATATCAGGTTTAATATTTGGCATTGCTTTATTCATTATAATTACATGTGTATAATCGTCTTGGTCTGTAATATAAATTTCTTCGTCTTTACCATAATTAATCATGTTATGTACTTCACTAATTCGCTCCATTGCTTCTTTACAATTTGTAGAACTACAGAAATCGGAAAATACACGTATTCTATAAACCATTATGGTTGTTATAGTTGTTATGTGTTATTATTGAATATTATTTTTATATTGATATAAAAAATAACAATTTATAATTATAAAAATGAGTAATGAAAAAACGTCCAAAGTAAATGATAACACCGAAATTAACGATATTAGAACACAACCTCAATTTAGAGGTATCACGTTTTCAAATTTCAAAAAGCCCGATGTTCGAAAACAATTCATAGAAAATATGAAAAAAGGGAAATTGGAACCCGCGTGTTATTGGTGCGCTGAACTAGTTTGCGCTGGACATTTCGCGGAAGTATGGGAAATTATTCTACACTATACTGGAAAACATATTCACTTAGGTAATCCAAAAATGGTAATATATTTAGAAAAACGTTTTGAAATATTCCGAAACATCATCGGTCAAGGACAATATATTT